CCGACGGCAAACCAAATTTACCAATTCAACGGCACCACTTGGGTGGCCGTCGATTTTACCGCAGGAACTTACTAACGCACCACCATGGCATTCCCGATCATTCCCATTCGCAACGCGGTCACCACGTCGCCCGACGCGCCTCTCGCCGGGGCGTTGCAACTGGCGGAACTGGCCGTCAACACGCAGAGCGGCAAGCTCTACATGAAGGGCAACAGCGGCGTCGTCGAAATCGGGGGCACTGCAAACGCGCTCACGACCAACGACATCACGCGGCTCGCGATCGCCGACAAAATTCCGCAGCTGACGGGCGCCGGGCTGATTTCCAGCTACCAAATCAGCGCGCTGACCACCAGCCAGGTGGCGTTCCTGACGACGACCGCGGTCGCCGGACTGGTGCCGCAGCTGGGCGTGGACGGCAAAATCCCGAGCGCGCTGCTGCCAGCCTCGAGCGTTGGCGCGTTGACGTACAAAGGCGCGTGGACAGTCAACAGCTCGCCGGTCATCGCATCCGGTGGCGTCGTCGGCGCAGGCACTGCGGAAAAGGGGGACTATTACATCGCGTCCAACAGCGCGACACTCTCGCCCGCCATTGATGGGCAGACCGTGGTGCAGGCGGGCGACATGATCGCGTTCAACGGCACGACCTGGGACTTTATCGACGGGGCGAAATCTGAGGTGCGCAGCGTCAACTCGGTGTCGCCAACGGCAGCGGGTAACGTGGTGTTGACTCCGGCAGACATCGGCGCCGTTAGCACGGCACAGCTGACGCAACTGGCAACACCGTCCGGGGTGCCGCAACTGACCGCATCGGGAGTGCTGAGCACCAACCAGCTGCAGGTGGCGACCACTGCGCAGCTGGGCGTGCTGAGCGTGGATCCGGTCGCCAGTAATTCGCTTTTCGTCAGCAGCGGAGGCGCTGCAAAAATCATTCCCGGCACGTCCACGGTGGTGGGCGGCGTCAAATCCTCGGCATCCATCGAAATCGCGGTTGACGGAACAGCGACCGTCGCCAGCGCTGGCACCTACTAACTATGGCCTTTCCGATTATCCCGAAGCGCCGATCTGGCGCGACCGGCAACCCGGCTTCGCTCCAAGTCGGCGAACTGGCGGTCAACACCTTGACAGGAGAACTGTTTCTGGGCGGCGACAGCGCTGTGATGCTGCTCAACCCGCCGACCTCGGCAGGGACGACGGTCACCGAGCACACCGGCGACGGCACCACGGTGGCGTTCACCTTCACCGGCTACAACGGCACTGCAGACGGCGGCTACCTCGTCAGCGTAGGCGGCATTGACCAGCCTCCGAGCAAGTACGCGGTGACCAGCACCGCAGGGGGCACCATCACTTTTGTGGAAGCGCCGGTCGCGGGCGAACTTATCAGCATCCGCGCCATCGTGGCGGGCGGCGGGGGCGGCGGCGGTGGCATCACCGAACTCACCGGGGACGTGACCGCCTCGGGCACTGGATCCGTGGCGGCAACTCTCGCCAGCGTCACAACCGCCCAGGCTAACGTCGGCAGCGCGACTGTAATTCCCGTCCTATCGGTTGATGAAAAAGGGCGCGTGACCGAGTTGACCACGGTGCAGTTTGGCGGGCTGACGACGGAGCAGATTGCTGGGCTGGCGACCACCGCTCCGGCGGCGCTTGCGACCACGCCGGTGGTGGGCCTGAGCATGTTTGCAGCACGCGCAGATCACGCACACAAAACTGCAACCGTTTACGCTAGGACAAAAACGGTGGGCGTAGACGCAGCAACAATTCAAGGGTGCATTGACCTTATCACTGATGCAGCGGCACAAAACCAAGCGCAAGTTTTGGTGCCGCCAGGTGTTTACACGGAAAGTTTGACGCTAAAACCTTGTGTCTCTGTCGTGGCAAGCGGCCAGAACAATGGCCAGATCTCCACTGTTCGAGTCGTTGGAAACGCTACATTTACAGGCGGCGCAACTGCTGGAGACAACACGTTGCAGCTTATTGGTTTGACGCTTCAAACCGACCACGCAACCTTGCCCGCTTTAACGGTGACAGCAACAGGTGGAGTTTCAACACTGTTGCACATCCAAGACTGCATGGTGACGTTTTCCAACGCCGCCACAACGGCAAGAGGCGTTCAAATTGGCATCAATTGTTCAGCTCGTTTAATCAACACGCGCACGCAAGCCAATTCCACAGCCGGACAAGGTGGCACCCACATTGACGTCGATGGTGGCATTTTTTACGGCGAAAACTACACCGCTGAATATGGCACGCGCGCGGTTTTGTTGCGCGGCACCAACGGCGCATTGAAACCTTACGGGGAGCTAAAGTGGTCTAACGTTTCGGTAAATGGGTCCAATGCGGTTGAAATTACAAGCAACACCGCATTGCTCACGATGGGCTGGGTTAACGTTAACAACCTTTCGACGACCGGAAGCGGAATCAGTATTGCAGCGGGGTCTGTAGTTGGCGCTACACAATGCGTGTTTGCGGTGCAGGCTGGAGCGTCAAACTACGTGGTGACTGGCGCCGCTGGCTCATATTATTACTCGCTTGGCAACTCTTACAGCAATGCGACGGGAGCGCCTTACGAAACAAAGATTGGCGCGTCAGTAACTCAGTTTCAGTACGCCAGGAGCTACGACCCGGCGAGCGGCGACCTTGCTGGCACGTATCCGGCGCCAACGCTGGCGGCGATCACCACCGCACAAAGTAACGTGGGCAGTGGTACTGTCATCCCGCGTCTATCCATCGACGCCAAAGGCCGCGTGACTGCGCTCTCGACGGTCGCAATGGCTGCGCTGACGACGACGCAGATTGCCGGATTAGCGACGACCGCGCCATCCGCGCTGGCAACAGCGGCTGTAGTTGGACTGTCCACGTTTGCCGCCAGGGCAGATCATCAACACGTTTTCCCAACCGCCGCTCAAGTTGGCGCGCTTGGTGCGACTGCAGCAGCTGGCGGCGACTTGGCTGGAAACTATCCGTCTCCAACGCTGGCCGCCATCACGACCGCTCAGGCCAACGTGGGCAGCGCAACGGCGATCCCGGTGATCAGCACAGACGCAAAAGGGCGCGTGACGGCGCTGAGCACTGTGGCGTTTTCGGCACTGACGACAAATCAAATCGCAGGGCTGAGTACCGCGGCGGGCGCAGCGTTGACCACAACCGCCATTGCTGGGGTGTCCGCGTTTGCGGCACGCGCAGACCACACGCATCTGTTCCCAACTGCGGCCGAGGTGGGCGCTATATCCACAAGCGGCGGCACAATCTCCGTGAACTCGGCTGGCAATGCGTTGCAAATAACGCAGACAGGCACAGGCAACGCTTTAGTTGTGGAGGATTCTGCTAATCCTGATTTTACGCCTTTTGTAATACGGCCCACAGGTGATGTAGGCATCGGAACGTCTAGTCCTAATGCAAAACTACATGTTAGCGGGACTATTTATTTGACCCAAAACATAAGCGTGGGGGGAGCAAATGTCGGCACAAGTTCGGTTGGCGCCGTGACTAGAGTGATTTCTATCAGCAACGCCGGAAATCCACCCGAAACGCCTCCTCCCGACGGGGGTGTGATTTATGCCCGAGCAGACGGCGCTTTAATGTACCTTAGCCCGTCGGGGACGCTTTCAACCATAGCACCCGCCTAAATCCCGATGAACTGGATCGAATAACATGCCATCTCTCAACTCTCCAATTCTCACCGGCGACGTGTCCGGCGGGCTGCACTCGACCAGCGTCGACAAGCTCAAGGGCAACGCGGTGGCAGCAACAGCGCCAACAACGGGGCAGACGCTCCTGTGGAACGGTACAGCATGGGCACCTGCTACGCCATCCAGCGGGGGCGGAGGGGGCGCAAACGGGCTAACCTATTACCTAAACCAGTCCACTGACGCAGACGCTCCCGTGACTAACATTCCCGGCACGCCTAAGCAGTTGGGACGCACTGGGCAGACGACGCAGGTGGATGTTACGACGGGCAGCCTGACGCCAGACACATGGACGCTGGTCGCTGGCTTTGTGAGCGAGGCCACGCCACAGGATCCGGCGACGACGCTCATTCCGGCAGGGCTGTGGGACTTTAACGTCTGGGCGCTGGGCGTTGCTGACCAAAACCACAGCAACAGCATCCGGCTCAAGGCTTACATCTACAACGGCACCACGCTGACCGCGCTGGGCACGTCTGCGGTGCAGGCAATCGGGGCAACGTCACAGCAGTACTCGGTGTCAATGCTGGTGGAGCAGACGACCATCCTTGCAACGGACCGCATCTACGTTGCCATTGAGGCGCTCGCGACTGCCAACGGGCACACGGTGACGGCGCAGTTTGGCGACAACACGCCGAGCCATGTCCATACCTCACTTGGCCTAATCGGAGGCACCGGGCTTTGGAAAAACGTGGCGGGAGTGCTGCAATCACCGGCGAGCCTGCTTGTTAACGCTGACGTGGACGCGGCTGCCGCTATTGCGCAGAGCAAGATTGACGGGCTGACTGACGCTCTGGGCGCAAAAGCTGCACAGGCTCAGGTGGACGTTTACAGCACGGCGGGAACGTTTACATGGACCAAACCGGCAAACGCAAAATTGGTAAACGTTGTTGTGATTTCTGGTGGTGGCGGAGGGGGGTCTGGCCGAAAGGCTGGCATTGCTGCTCAGGCATCTGGGGGGGGTGGCGGAGGAGGTGGATCGTATTCCTTTCGCGACATCGCCGCTTCATTGCTAAATGCAACTGAACTTGTTACGGTTGGAAGTGGTGGGACTGGAGGCGCTTCCGTAACAGCCAACAGCACAAACGGAACCATTGGTGTAGCTGGAGGAAACTCTTCCTTTGGAACGTGGGTACAAGTGAACGGTGGCGGTGGCGCTGGGACTGCAACAACCGCAAGTGGACCTGCTGGGGCAGGTTCAAGTTCCCGCGCCATGTTTCCGGGCGGTAACGGATCAGCGGGCGGTGGAGGGGCAGGGGCACTTACTGGTGGTTCAAATGTAAATGTTTCAAGTGCAGGAGGAGGCGCAGGAGGGGGGCTTCCTGCTTCCGCAACGGTTGGATTTTCAGGAAGCGCGGGAGGAACTGCGCTTGGATCGTGGTTCAGCGGTGGCACTGCCTCTGGCGGAACGATTGGGGGCAACGGCGCATCTGCGCCAAACGTCGCAGCAGGGTTTGCTGCTAGTGGCAGCGCAGGCGGAGGTGGTGGGTCAAGCGTCACTGGCAACGCAGGCAACGGTGGCAACGGCGGGCTTTATGGCGGCGCAGGGGGCGGCGGAGGCGCGGCTCTCGATAACGTCGGCAACTCTGGTGCAGGCGGTGCAGGGGCGCAGGGCATCGTGATTGTCACCACTTATTTCTAGCGCATGTCCTTCCTCTCCAAACTCCTCCCCACAATCGGTAACCTCCTCGGTGGCCCGCTCGGCGGCGCTGCCGTGGAGGCCGTTGGCAAAGCGCTTGGGATGAGCGAGGCGACAACCGACAAGGTGCAGCGGGCGCTGACCTCGGGCAATTTAACGGCAGAGCAGATTGCCGCCCTACAGGCGGCCGACCTGCAACTCAAGACGAGGATGGCGGAGCTGGGCATCGACGCCGAAAAGCTGGCAGCCGAAGACCGCATGAGCGCCAGGTCGATGCAAACTTCAACGGGCTCATGGGTGCCGCCGGTGCTTGCTTGCGTTGTCACCGGGGGCTTTTTTGGAATCCTCATCGGGCTGCTCACCGGCGATCTGAAACTGTGGGAGTCCACGACGTTGTCGCTGCTGATTGGCAGCCTGAGCACGGCGTTCTCCGCTGTGCTTGCGTTTTACTACGGGGCGAGCTTCAAGCCTCCCGCAAAATGATCGAGGAACTCAAGCAGGCGGGCGTTGATCTGGGACTCGCCATGGCGGGTTTTGCTGGCTCTGTGCTGATGTCGTCTAAAGAGGCCGGCAGGAATCTGCCGCGCACGCTGGCAAGCCTTCTGGGGGGCGCCGCGAGCGCAAACTACGTGACGCCGTTAATTCTGAAGCTGGCACGGCTGGACGGGGAGCCGCAGTACGCTTACGCAGCGGCGTTCCTGCTCGGCTTCTGCGGGCTCCGGGCGGTGGAAACAATCAGCGCAAAATTCATCACAGATGACAGCAGCAACCGCAATAAACGCAACCGCTAACGGCATTCTGGCCGTCTCCGCGCTGCATTTGGTGTTCCGAGTCTTTGGGCATCCCGAGTCGGCAATCTGGCGCAAGCCGTGGGCCGCAATGCTCTGCAAAGGCGCCACCACCGTGACAGTTTGCGGCGCGCTCTGGAATCTGCTAACGCTTTCGAGTCCCGCGGCATCCGAGGTGCTGCTCAATATCGGCATCGCCGCCAACTTCGTGTGGATCTCTTTTTTTTATGACCGTCCTACCCGTACCCAACATTCCCGGCCATCAAGCAAAGTACCTGGGGGCAACGCCGCCCGCGGGGCTGCAAATCCTCGCCCCCGTAAAAAGAGTCCTCCCGCCCGCAGGAACTGAGGGAAATGGGCTTCCGCCTGCGACGATTTCGCCGTACAGTGGGCTCTATGATGAAACCGGACGACTTCCACGCGTGCCCGGACCGGGACTCACTTTTGTCGCTCATGCTTAACTCTCGGCATTTCTTGGACTTGGCGACCGTGAACCTCGCAAACGTGGGCGCACTCGCCATTTCTTTGAGCGAAGCCGAGCAGTGGATCCGGATCGCAAGCTGTTTGCTGGCGGCGATCTTCACTTCCATCAAAATTGTGGAGTCCATCCGCGCACTCAAAAAATGAACCTCTCACCGCGCGGCATCGCCAAAATCATCGACTGGGAGACGGGCGGGGAGCGCTACTACGACCGGCACCCGGAATGGCCCGGCGAGGCCAGTGGGATCACCATCGGCGTTGGCTGGGACCTCGGGCATTCGCACGCGGGCGAGACAACCAGGGCATGGTCGCCGCACCTCGACAAAGCCACGCTCGAGATTCTCGTCGCGCTGACCGGACACCGCGGGGAGGCTGCACAGGTCCGGCTCCCGCACGTTAGGCACCTGGTGATCCCGTGGGCGGCTGCGTTGGCCGTGTTTCAGGACGTGACGATTCCCACCTGGTACATCCGCACGCTGCGAATTTATCCGCAGGTCGACGAGCTGCCGGGCGACTGCGCGGCGGCGTTGGTGTCGCTGGTATTCAACCGTGGCCCGAACTTGACCGGCGACCGGCGCAAGGAGATGGCCGAGATCCAGCGGTTGCTCCGCGTGGGCGAGCTGGGCGGCGTGCCTGACCAGCTGCGCGCGATGAAGCGGCTCTGGCCTGACACGAAGGGGCTGCGGCGGCGGCGGGATGAAGAGGCCGAACTGTTTGAGGCTGGGCTTGTTCCGGCGGGCGAGTAATTTTCCGACCAGCGCACCGGGTGCCGAATGCTGCGCAGGGAGATCCTGCGAGGGGTTGCGATTTCCTCATGAAACAAAGGCACCGCGCTTGACTAGCAAAGCACGCTGCGTAGGGTGCGGGCATGGA